CTCGAACATTGAGCATCAATCCCTTGAGTTTGTGAAATACACGCTGAGACCGTGGTTAGTCAGATGGGAGCAGGCGATTGTAACTCAGATCTTGAGTCCGTTCGAGAGGGAAAAATACTTCGCTGAGTTCCTGGTTGAAGGGCTTCTCCGCGGCGATCTCAAATCTCGTTATGAAGCCTATGCAGTGGGAAGAAATAGTGGCTGGTTAAGTGCTGATGAAATTAGAGAACTAGAAAACATGAACCCACTGCCGGACGGAAAGGGTGAAATTTACCTCGTTCCTTTGAACATGGTCCCGGTAGAAATGGTGATGAATCAACCCGAACCCGAACCACAAGAATCAAGCCTGAAAACTAACAAAGAGACTCGCTCGGAAGAAAGAGACGTTCGGGCTGTGGAGAACAGGAACAGAACGGCGAGATCGTGGCAGAAAACATACTCCGACGCTTACTCAAGGATAGTCAGGCGTGAAAAGAACGACATAACCCGTCTCGTGGAGAAGAAACTGCGAAACGTTCCTGACTTTGTGTCTGAGATAGAGAAATTCTACTCGGGGAAGTTCAGAGACTACGTTCTCACAACCCTAAGACCTGTGGTAAATGGCCTTGCCGAACAGATAGCGGCGATAGCGGCCGAGGAAGTGGGCGGCAATCCTTCCCCGGAAGAGCTCGAAAAGTTCTATAACGAGTACCTCGACTCTATGGCCGAGAGACACATCGAGTCTTCGAGAGGGCAGCTCATAGCTTTGGCCGAAAAAGAAGAGAAACCAGACGAGGCGATTCTAACGAGGTTGGACGAATGGGAAGAGACGAGGCCCGCAAAGTCTTCAGACAACGAGGTTCAGAGACTCACAAACGCGATTACCAAGTTCGCTTGGTTGCTTCTCGGTGTAACCACGCTTCGCTGGGTGACGATGGGCTCCGATCCCTGCCCTCTGTGTCAGTCAATGAACGGCAAAGTTGTCTCGATAGAGAAATCTTTCATAGAAGCGGGTAGCGAGATGAACGAAGGCGGAGTGAAGATGCAGGTTTATCACAACATTGGTCATCCTCCCCTGCATCAGGGTTGCGTATGCGGAATAGTTCCTGGATGAGGTGATGATATGGAAATACGAACAATTCAGTCGGAATTTAGGGTAGAAAACAAAGAAGGCAAGGCTCAAATTTCGGGTTATGCGGCCGTTTTCAATGAGCTTTCGGATGATCTGGGCGGGTTCAGAGAAAAGATTCAACCCGGGGCATTCTCCGAGGCCGTTGTAAACGATGACGTAAGGGCGCTCTGGAACCACGATTCAAATTACGTACTTGGCAGAAATAAGGCCGGAACGCTGAAATTGAGCGAAGATGAGCGGGGATTGCACTATGTAGTCGATCTTCCCGACACCCAGTGGGCGAAGGACCTCTCCGAGTCCATAAAAAGAGGTGACGTCACGCAGAGTTCCTTTGGGTTCATCGTGGACTCTGACGAATGGGCGAAGCAAGACGGCGAGACTGTGCGAACCCTGACTAAGGTAACTCTCTTCGATGTCTCCCCGGTCACTTACCCGGCTTACCCCCAGACATCGACAAGTGCACGTTCGATATTAGAAGCAAATAAAGACCGTATCCCCGACGACGGTGCGGAATCGGGGCCAACTACGACGGCGCGTCTTGACATTCAAAAGAAAAAGCTAGAACTACTTGAGAAAACTCTTTAGGAGGTAATGACATGGAAATCTTAGAAATGAAACAAAAAAGAGCCGCGCTGGTAAAGGAAGCTCGCAAGCTCCTTGATACAGCGGAGACGGAAAAGAGAGAACTCACAGGCGAGGAAACCCAAAAGTACGAAGAGATGATGAAGGATGTTGACTCTTGGGGTTCGAAGATAGAAAGAGAGGAATCTCTCAGAAAGATGGAAGAGACTCTCAAGGAACCCGAAGAGAAGACCCCAACTCAAACCAAGGATCCTGAAGAGAGAAAGGAACCGCAGGCGACCGAGGAATACAGAAAGAGTTTTGAAAGGTTCCTCAGGCATGGTCAGTCTGTGCTCACAGAGAAGGAAGTTAGGGCAATGCAGGCCGAAGATCCCGAAGGTGGTGGATACCTCGTTGCTCCGCAGCAGTTTGTTTCCGAAATGCTGAAGGCTGTGGATAACACGGTGTTCATGAGAACGCTTGCGAGAAAGTTCTCGCTTGGAAAGGCCGAGAGTCTTGGTGTCCCAAAGCTAGATACAGACTTCACCTCGGCAGACTGGGTATCTGAACTTGACACCGGGGACGAGGACACCCTCGATTTTGGAAAGAGAGAACTGAGACCTCACGCTCTTTCCAAGCTCGTAAAGCTCTCAAACAAGCTCATTAGAAACTCTGTGACACCCATAGAATCAATGGTTAGAGAAAGGCTTGCTTATGTTTTCTCAACCACAATGGAAAACGCATACCTGAACGGAACAGGGCTTCAGCAACCTCTTGGAATTTTCGTTGCTAGTGATGACGGAATCTCCACAGGCCGCGATGTTTCGACAGGAAACACAACAACCTCAATCAAAGCCGATGGTCTCATAGAGGCTAAGTACACCCTCGCAACTCCATACCTCAGAAATGCTCGCTGGGTGTTCCATAGGGATGCTTTGAAGCAGATCAGAAAGCTCAAGGATGGAGAAGGTCAGTACCTCTGGCAGCCTGGTATAACCGGGGACAGGGTAGATAACATTCTCGGAATTCCTGTCATAACGAGCGAATACGCACCAAATACCTTCACCGCCGGGCTTTATGTGGGTCTTCTCGGAGACTTCTCGTACTACTGGATAGCTGACGCTCTAGACATGCAGGTTCAGAGGCTAGTTGAGCTTTACGCAGCAACAAATCAGATAGGATACCTTGCCAGACTTGAGTCAGACGGTGCGCCTGTTCTCGAAAGCGCATTTGTCAGAGTCACACTGGCAGCCGGATAAGGAGTGATAGTGATGTGGATGCTTAGTAAAGAAGTCCAAATAACAGAAGTGGAAGGCCCGACGGCAGCCGGAACAGACGCGATCGAGTCAACTGCCATCGACATAAGTAACTATGACGGTTGTGCAATCATGACAACGGTCGCAAAAAAGACTGCAACAACGAACTACAACAAGGTTGCGGTTTATCAGTCGAGCGCAACGGCTCTCGATGACTCTACCGAGACTCTTCTCAAAGAGTACACGGTCACGAAGGACAATCTGACTGTGTTGCTCGATGTTTTCAGACCAAGAGAAGAGTATGGAAAGTACATAATCGTTAAGGTCACAAGAGGGACCTCAACCGCTGTTGGACCCATATACGCCATGAGATACGCCGGAAGAGTTAAGCCAGTTGACAACACCGACGTTGCCGATAATGGCATCTACTCGGCCGCCCTCATCAACCAGGAAGATGCTTCCTAAGAGCCCCTTACGGGGCTCTTTCCTTTGAAAGGAGTGAACTAAATGCCGAATACATCTAACTATTCAGAACAAGGTGGCGCGAAGTGGGTTGTCGGTGGAGAACTTGACATCGAATCCGGTGGGGCTTTGAAGATCGCTGGTACAGACAAAACCGCTCTGCTGGCTGCTGCTGTCTCCAATCCTCTTGCGGGTGCGGCCGCTTCCTACAAGCTCGCGCGCGGGAACGAGTCCTTCACCGGAACCACGGCAGTAACCTCTGGGCTTACGACAGTAGTCTCCGCTGTGGCCACTCTCTCGCAGGACATCTCAGCAGACTGTCTCTTTGTGTCAGTCTCGATTCCTGCCCAGACAGGCGGAGATGCAGGGAAGTTCACAATCAAGGCATGGAAGACGGCAGAAACACCAACAGCGGCGACCGAAACAGGGACGGCGGTATCATGGATCGCCATCGGGACGTAATTGTAGAGATTGACGGAAGACGATATATCCTCCCTGAGCACATAGCCGCGCTGCTTCAGAATAACGGAGTGGCGCGTGTTGTGTGCGAGACGGAGAAAATCAACTATGAAAGGAGGGGCGGCACATGAATTGGAGAGCAGTAGAAGAAGGCACAACCGAACCTGTCTCGGTTTCAGAAGCTAAGGACCATATGAGAATCACGCATTCAGAAGAAGACACCCTCATAGGTTCACTCATAACAGCCGCCCGATCTTACGCAGAGGACTTCACCAGACGTTCTCTCATAACCCGAACA